CCTATATTTATATGAAATAATAAAGAATCCTGTTCTATTTGGTGAATTTATTTATAATTTAGATAGACTACCTAGAGAAGAAAAATTTGTAATGACAGACTATCAAAGAGAAATTCTGGCAGATTTTTCTAATTATGTTAGTTTGGCGGCTGGTCGTGCAGTAGGCAAAACAGTTGTTCTAAGTACTCTACTTATATGGTTACTTGTTTTTAATGTTTTCCCAAACGATGCTTACATTCTTTATACAGTACCATCAAAGGTTCATCTCGAACCTGTATTTACAAACCTTATTAGACAATTTAGAAGCAATTCTTTTCTAAAACATTTTATTGAACCGAGAGGAGGAATTAATGGTTCTGACTTTACCATAAAGCTACTTAATAATTCTACTCTTTTGTGCCGTATTGCTGGACAGAGTGGAACAGGAGCTAACGTAATTGGTTTGCATACTCCTATTATCTTTCTTGATGAGGATGGGTATTATCCTTGGGGAACTTTCCAAGAACTACAGCCATCTTTGAATACGTTTACACAGGGATTTAGGATGATTTGTGCAGGAGTTCCAACAGGAGTTAGAGAGAAAAATGTCTTATATCATGTAGATATGGAAAATTCTAACTATAGTAAACATAGAATTTCAGCCCTAAGAAATCCAAGATTTTCTGATGATGATAACCAAAGAGCCATAGAACAATATGGTGGAGAAGATAGCGATGACTATATTCATTTTGTTTTAGGACAACATGGAAAACCAATTTATTCTTTGTTTGATAGAGCAAATTTTGATATAGTAACAAATCCAGTTTATAAGTTAGTTATAAATGGGGCCGATCTTTCGGATACACTTTCCGAATATGCAAACAGGGTATCTTTATTCCCAGGAATACCAGATAAATCAGGAAAAGTATTTTTTGGGATAGACCTGGGTTATACAGAACCTACTGCAATAATTATCTTGTATCAAGATACATCTGGTAGAATAAAATTTCATGGGAGAATACAGTTAACAAAAGTATCATATCCTATTCAGAAACGTTTTATTGACTTATTGGATACAAAGTTTAGACCAACTATTATAGGTATAGATGAAAGTGGTGTTGGTAAACCACTAGTGCAAGAGTTATTAGAATCAAATGATTTTCTTCATAAAGACTATCCAAAAAGAATGATTCCAATAAATTTTTCACAAGCAATAGTCTTAGGTAAAGATTCAAATGGGGAAGAAATAAAAAGTAAGACCAAACCATTAGCAGTTTCAGTGCTTCAGGAATATTCTAATAATCACAAAGTTGTTTATTCCAGTACAGATTTGGAAATGGTTGTAGAACTCGAAAGAATGACTTATTCAAAAACTCCTTTAGGAGATATAGTTTATAAAACACTAACAGAAAGGGGAGGTAAAAAAGGAGAAGACCACTTTACATCTGCATTGCTTTGTGGAATCCTTGCTTATTATCTCGCTAATGAATCACTAAACTTTTCAAAAAAGAAACAAAAACTTTTTAGTGGGTTTTGGTTTCAGGGTTAAAATATGGCAGAAAATGATGAAAAATACCAGAAATTAGCTAAGTCTAATTTCAGCTTTATTAGTAATGTATCACGAAGCGACCCTTGGAGTCCATCTGATATTGACAAGATGGAAGCTCCAGATTATAGACAATATAAAAGTCTAGTTAAAGAATGTAGATTTTTTTCTAGGCGTGACCCTATAGCATCTACTGTTATTAACAAAATGGTAGAAATAGGGATAACCTCCTTAGTATTTTATAGAAATAAATTATCTGCAAACGAGATGAGAATATTTTATTCTATAAGAAATGAACTACAGGAATTTGCTGAGAAATGCGCAAGAGAATATCTTATTACAGGTATGGTAATTCCAGAGATTAGATATGGGGTTGTATCTGAGGATAGGGTTAAACAAACGGGCATAAAGAAAAAGGATGTTCTAACGCTTCCCGAATCAATGATGATTCGAGATTCTGAAACAATCAAAATCAATGACAATATAGGAGAACCGTCTTATTATGCAGTGATTCCAGATAGCTTAATACATTTTGTTATGACGGGTGGCATGTATCCAGATGGTACAAAAGACGAAAGGAAATACCAAAAATTACTGGCTCTTTATCCAGATTTTGTTGCCGCCATAAAAAAGGGAGAAAAAGAAATTCTTTTGGAAGATGTAATAGCGGTTAGAAGAAGCCCCCAACCTGATTCCCCTTATCCAACCCCATATTTACAAGCTGCTCTAGAAAGTCTAAAACATAAAAGAAATCTAAAAAGAATGGATTATTCCATAGCTGCAAGAGCAATTGCAGCTATCCAACAGTTTAAAGTAGGGGATAAAGACTTCCCTGTGGTGGAAGGAGAAGACGATGTATTTGAATCCTTAAAGGATCAAATGGCATATAGAAATTCTGGTGGAAAAGATATAGAACGTATATTCCAATTATTTACAAATCATACTGTAAATATTGAGTGGATTTATCCTCCACTAGATGCTTTACTAAATGATGATAAATATCTATCAATCAATGAAGATATTTTTAGTTCTCTTGGTTTTCCTGCAATTTTAACTACGGGAGAATCTAAAAGAAGTAATACATCAGACCCCGAATTTGCTACACTATCCCCTGTAAAAACAATGGCAAAAATGCAGAATCAAATTTTGTTTATTCTTAGAGATATAGTTAGGGAGGTAGCAAAAAGTAATAATCTTGATGGAGTACCAGAAGTTAGATTTAGACCAATCTCATTACTTAGTTTTAAGAACTTTATTGAAGGTTTAAAGAATCTATATGATACTGGTAACTTATCTCGTTCTACTTTTGCAGATGCTTTTGGTTATAATTTCGAAGAGGAAGCAAAACAACTAGAAACAGATAATGAAACTATGAAAGAACTTGGACTAGATAATTTTGCACCAAGACCATTTAGTCCACCACCAGGCCAACCTGGACAACCAAATAACACAACTGGTAAAGGAAATCCGCAAACTCAACCGAAAAAAACAGAAAAACCTCCAGTTGGGGAGAAAAAAGTAAATGAATAAAGCAATTTTCCACTCAAAAGACTTAAATTTGTTATCATTAACTAATGATAGCACAGATGATCTAAGTGATGCGGAAGCATCTGTATCACTAAATCCATCATTTTTGTGGACTAAGTTTGTCTTAACGGATGACAAGCCTAATGAAAATAAACAAAGAGTACCAAAGGAAGAGTTTGCTAATCTCATAAAGAGTGGTGTTTTCGCACCAGTAAAAATGTCCTTTGGAGAAATAAATGAAGACCATGATGATGCGTTCCCAATAGGAGTCATTACTCATCTGAAAGAACAAGATGACAAGGTTTTGGGAATGGCTGCGTTATGGAGCAGAGAACGACAAGAAGATGTTCTTAAGATCAGGGAAATGGTCAAAAACGGGGATTTGCCACAACTATCTTGGGAGATACTTTTTGAAAAGTCTGAACAGGATGAAACAGGTGTTGAAGCACTTTCAAACACCGTTCTAAGAGCGGTAACACTAGTTTCTATGCCAGCATACGCAGGACGAACTCCAATTTATGCGGCGGCATCAAAAAATACAAACTCGGAGGAAAATAGCGTGGAAGAACTAGAAAAATTACAGGCAAGAGTTTCCGAATTAGAGCAATCACTTGCAACTAAGGACGAGGAAGTCTCTTCGCTAAACGCTAAAATTGCTGAAATGGAAACAGAAAATGTTTCTCTTAAAGAGTTCAAATCTGCAATTGAAACAGAAAAACTACTTGCCGAAAAATTAGCGTCTATTAAGCAGAAATTTGCTGATGCTGGTTTATCTAGAGAAGATAAGTATTTTGATGAGAATAAAGAGTCTTTACTTAGCCTAGCTGAGTCTACTCTTGATTTCATGATTCAAGAACTTGTAGCATTTTCTAATAAAACAGAAACATCAGCCTCAAAAGAAAAGAAAGAAGTTCCGGTCTTCGGTGCTGACAGTGATGCAGATTACGAAGACCCCAAAAAGTTAGCAGAAATGCTAAGAAAATCACAACTTAAATAAGTGAGGATAAACAATTATGGAAATTAATCATTATGGTGATACCATTTTGGGTGTAGTAACTAATGAAGACATTGTAGAAGGTCGCATGGTCTTATTGACCAAACATTACTTCTCATATGACTTTGGTAGTAGAACAGACCTTCCAGGTGTAAAACTTCCCGATACTACGGATGAAGCCGCAAGAGCGAGATACGTTTTAACCTGGGCTGTTGATAATCGCAAGACACCCATTTACCAACCACAACCCGCTCTAAGTTTTGCACTAAGAGGCGGCTTCGATCAGGCGGCAAATTCACCTTTCTCCGCAACCGTTCATCTTACTCCATTTAGTGTTACCGAGGGACAAACAATTCCTTCCGGTACTCCTTCTTTGGCGTTTGGTGAGGGTATTTATACAGTACCTTCGGGTGCTTATATCTACAGCGCAAATATGGAAATTCCTGGTAATCCCCTAACTGCGGCTGATACCGCCAGTGATGGTGCAGGTGAGGCTGGAAAGCTAAAATATTCGACAACCAATGTTGTTGCCGAGGTCATTCGCCTTGTAAACTCCAAGCTGACCTTCAAAATTTTACACTAATTGGAGGATAGATTGAAAATGGAAGATTTAAAACTAAAGGAAACTATAGCGTCGCTACTAAAGGATAGTTCTAAAAGAGAGGCATTAGCGGCCCTATTGGTTGAGTACGTTCAACCACAGCATATCACAACCGACTTTATTGCTCTACTTTTAAACAGTAGATCATTACAGCCTGGTGATTCTCTTGTCAAGAAAATGAGAAAAGGTATTCAGGTTAGAACCTTAGTACCTGGTTCAATCCA